GGCATTGGCCTGGTCATAGACGGTGCTCTGGAGGGCGTAGGAGCCGCTGCAAGGAGCCTCAAGCCCACCGCTAAAGGGAATGTACCTAATCCGACTCAGGAGGCCCTTGAGAGGTCTTCTAGGATTGAGTATGCACAAAAGACTGAGCAAGTACAACGTTACGCTCAGAAGGACTATGAAGCTGCTCAATACCGTAAAGAGAAGGCAGGTGCTGATGCTCTGGCTAAAGAGCAAGCTGCTGCTATGGGTATTGACCCATCAATGGTTAAGGCTGAGTTTCCAACACAATCAGAGTGGAAGGCTAACAACGAAGTTCTTGGTATCGACCACTGGAAAGTACTTGGTGAAGATGAGAAGCTGCAGCTGATGGCTAAGGCTTCCGAGAAGCACCAACTTGACTGGGGTAATACTCGTGACTTCTCTCGTCGTGCTGAGAAGCAAGGCAAGGCTAACCAAGAGGTTGCAGAAGATCAACTCCTTGAGGATATGCAGAATGGTGCTCCTCGTCAGAATCCTGCCTATTACGATGAAGGTGATGTAACCGATAACCAAGCTCTTACTAATACCTCACGCCCTACTAAGGGTGTGCGGGACATGATCGCTATCCGTAATGATTGGGAGCAATCACAAGGTTCTCCTCGTGGTCCTCTTACCGAAGCTCATATCCGTAGACTTGAGTACGGTGCTCCTGGTCTCAGTAAGCGTCAGATTGATCAGATTGCAGATCAACTGGTAGCTGATCCTGCATTCCAAGCCCTGTACGGCGGCAAGAAGACACCACAGAACATCAAGGAAGACTTTGTGGAGGCAGCTACTGAGCTGTACCGCTTCCTGAATGATGGTGTTAATCAACGTGCTATCACTGATCTGGATGAGACAGAGCTTCGTGGGTTCATTGATAGCTTCTCCCGTACCAAGAATGGTGGTGAACTTCCTAAGACCATCATTGAAGGTCGTGAAATCCTTAACCACTCACAGCTAATCGCTACTGATCTTGTTATTGGTCAACTAACCCATGGTATGCGTGACCTTGCTAGGGGTGCTGTCAACGTTGCTGATGAGGTTGCACTCAATGCTCCTGGTGGTGTGATGGATGGCATTGCTGCTCGTTGGGCTGCTCTTACCCGTATCCGTAAGGAAACCTCCATGCTGTCTTCCTGGAATCTGCGTAGGTTCTCTCCTGGCTTGGAAGACCTTGGCACCATGATGGATGCCTCTGATCGTGCTGTTATGGAGTCCTCTGAGGCACTTAAACAGCTCATCAGGGATAATGCTAACGATGAACTGCTGCAGGTTTTTAATCACTTTGTAGCTACCAATGGTGCTAACAAGTCGATGCTTGTTGACTTCAACGCTTTCATGTCTCGTAACCTGCGTGGTTACAAGGATGGAGATGCTGTAGTCCGTAACAAGGTCATTGATGAGCTGGCAACAATGGGTATTAACTCTATGTTGTCCGGCCCTAAGACACCTGTACGTGCTGCTGTTGGTACTGGTATTGGTACTGTAATGCGTCCTGTGGCTACTATTGTTGGTAGTCTTGGGCAGGCAGATAAAGAAGGTGTTATCCGTGGTGCGTATGCTTCTCTTGGAGCTATGTACGAATCCATTGGTGAGTCTTGGAAGCGTGCTGTAGCTGACTTCCACGCTTACACACAGATGGAAGATGGATGGCGTGGTGTTACTCCTAGTGCTAAAGACTATGAGTGGGAAGCACTGAAGGAAAGCGCCAAGCTGTATGGCTCAGACGGTGATAAGGCGACTATGGAGATCGCTAACTTCCTCCGTACGATGAACAAGCTTCCGTTCTTCAACTACGGTCCTAGGATCCTCCAGGCTTCTGATACGTTCTTTAAGAACATGATCGGTCGTGCTTCTATTAGGCAACGTGCTGTGATGGAAGTATGGGATCAGGCCAAGCAGATGGGTAAGGCTTGGGATGATGCAGATATTCCTCGTCTTATTCAAGAAGCTGAAGGTCGGTTTGAGAACAAGGTCTTCACCGCTGATGGTCAGATCTCTGATGAATTAGCTAAGTATGCCTACAGCGAAGCAACTATGACGAAGGAGTTGGATGGTTTTGCTAAGAAGCTCGATGAAGCCTTCAAGGCACAGCCTTATCTCCGTCCCTTCATGCTGTTTATGAAGACTGGTGTGAATGCCTTGGATATGACTTCCAAGTACACACCTATCGTCAATAACATCATCAAAGAGCACACCGATATTCTTACTCGTAACTTTGATGACCCACAGCTTCTCAAGTACGGTATCAAGACTGCTGAAGACCTAGAGATCGCTAGGGCTACTGTTCGTGGTCGTCAGGCTATTGGCTATGGTTTCACCACGATGGTGGCTATGGCAGTTGCTAATGGTGTCGTCACTGGTAACGGTCCTTCTGATCGTCAACTCCGTGAAACATGGCAGCAGTTCGGATGGCGTCCTCGTTCGATTCGTATTGGTGATACCTATGTCTCCTATGAAGCTCTAGAACCTTTTAACACCATCCTCAGTTTCATTGCTGATGTGGGTGATGCCTCTAAGGTCATGGGCGAGCAGAAGACTGGTGATCAACTCGGAGCTATTGCTTATCTGATCTCTCAGAACGTAACCAATAAGTCCTTCATGGCTGGTTTGTTTCAGGTGACTGAAGCATTCCAAGGTGGTATGAAGCTACCTCAGATTGCAGCTAACCTTGCTAACAACCAAGTGCCACTCAGTGGTATGAGGAATGAGATTGGTAAGCTGATCAGTCCTGGTATGCGTGAACTGGAGAAAGGCTTCCAGCAGAGTATCTACAACCGTAACCTGTACGTTGACGTAGTTTCCGGTGTTACTCCCAACTACCGATATGACATTCTGAATGGCCAACCTCTTCAAGACTACAACCTTGCTGTACGTCTATGGAATGGTGTTTCTCCATTCATGGTCAATCCGACTGTTAACCCAACTAGGGATCTTCTCTTCCGTAGTGGAGTGGATCTGAAACTGACATTCAATACTGGTCCTAATAAGGAGTCACTTGAAGGTCGTCCTGACCTTAAGTCCAAATACCAGTATTACGTAAGCCAGCAGAATATTGAAGGTAAGCTTCAGGCACTATTTCAAGATCCTAAGGTCATTGAGTCTATTGTTCAGATGGAGAATGATCGGGATAATGGTCGTCGTTATGATGCAGCTAGTACCTTCCACAATGCTCGTATTGAACGCATTCTCAAGGAAGCCAAGGTTAATGCTTGGCAGCACTTGATGAATGATTCAGCTGATATTCAACAACTCAATCAACAAGCTCGTCTAGAAGCTCTTGCAGCCACCCAACGTAAACAAGGCAACTCACAGAGGGCTGACCAAGTTCAACAACTCTTAGACATCGCTAAATAAGCGTCATGGCTGTTACTCAGAATACATACACAGGGAACGGTTCTACCGTTCTCTTTTCTTTTACCTTCCCATATCTAGAGACCACTGACATTAAAGTAAGTGTCAATGGCACAATTACAACTGCATACACTTTAGCCAACGCTACCACGATCCAATTCAATACGGCTCCTGCTAATGGAGCTGCTATTCGGATCTATCGGGTTACTGATGACGCAGCTCTTGCTGCTCAGTTCTATCCGGGTTCTGCTATTCGCTCTCAGGATCTGAATGATAACTTCACTCAGAACCTGTATGTGACGCAGGAGTCGAATAGGGATGCTACGTCTGCTATCGCAACGTCAAACAGTGCTACCACCACGGCTAACACCGCTCTAAGCACGGCTAATGCAGCTACTGCAACGGCTAATACTGCCTCCAGCAATGCCTCTGCTGCTGTAGCAACGGCGAACACCGCCAGCACAAACGCTAGTGCTGCAGTGTCTACCGCCAATACAGCTAGCTCTAACGCCACCACAGCAGTCAACACAGCCAACGCTGCTAGTGCTACTGCGACAAGTGCTGCATCTGCTGCTGCGACTGCTCTAAGCACTGCCAACACTGCACTGAGCACAGCTAACACCGCATCAACTAATGCAACATCTGCAGTTAATACAGCCAACGCTGCATCCAGTACTGCTGCATCTGCTGTATCTACGGCTAACACTGCTTCGGCCAATGCTAGCAATGCTGTAACCACAGCAAATACTGCTAGCTCTAATGCCAGCGCAGCAGTTACAACAGCCAACACAGCCAATGCAAAAGCTGACTCAGCTATTACTGCGATCAGCTCGTCTGCTGTTTTTACCCCTGTTGCCAACGTGGCAGCCATTCCTGGCAGTCCAACGAATGGTCAGAATATCCAAGTCACTGATTCAACAGGCATTGAGAGCTTCACTCCCCTTGCTGGTCTTCCTGTCGGATTTGTAGGTGATAGTGGTATTGCTGCTCGCATCCAGTACAGCAGCGGGACATGGAACTGGTTTGGCTACTTTGCCACCAACTCTGATGCTCGCTACCTCAAGCAAACTGGCGGCACTCTGACTGGCCAACTCAAAGCCGATGACAGCACCAGCACTGCAGCCCCCGTCTATTCATTTGACGGTGACACCGATACTGGCATTGCTCACACAGGTGCCAATGAGCTTGCTCTAGTCACTGGTGGCACACCACGTCTGACGTTTGATTCGTCTGGCAACGCAACCTTTGCTAACTCGGTCACAATTCCTGCTGGATCTACTGTCACTGGTTACCTTGATACCACGACAGCAGCATCAACTTATCTAACCCAAAGTAATGCTGCGTCTACCTACCAAACGCAAGCTGGTATGTCGTCCTATTTGACGACTGCCAACGCTGCATCTACCTATCTCACCCAAAGTAACGCTGCCAGTACTTACCAGACCCAAGCTGGTATGAGCAGTTATGTGCCAACTAGCGGCATCGGGTCCACTGTTCAGGCGTATGACGCTGATCTTGCTGCTGTTGCTGCATTGAGCACCACCGGCCTAATCAACCGCACTGGCGCTGGTACAGCCTCAACGGTCACAGCACCGAGCGGCACCATTGTTGGCACCAGCGACACCCAAACCCTCACCAACAAAACGCTCACCGATCCAGCCATCATCGGCACGATCCTGGAGGATATTTATACGATCAGCGATGGGGCAGCGTTTGAGATCGACCCCGGCAATGGCAGCATCCAACTGATCACACTGGGTGCCAACCGCACACCGAAGGCCACCAACTTTGCAGCGGGTGAATCGGTCACCTTGATGGTGGATGACGGCAGCGCCTACACGTTGACCTGGAGTGATTCCACGTTCGGTGGTAGTGGCGTGGTGTGGAAGACAGGCGGCGGCAATGCACCGACGCTGAATACAACGGGCTACACGGTTATTGTGCTGTGGAAAGTCGGCACGCAGGTGTACGGCGCTCGCGTGGGTGATGCCTGATGGGAAAGCCAATCGACATGACAGGCCAGCGTTACGGGCGGCTGCAGGTCATTGAGATGTGCGGCCATAACAAGCACAACCAGCGCATGTGGCGTTGCGTCTGTGATTGCGGTAATACCACCGAAGTCATCGGGCATTGCTTGCGCTACGGGGACACTCAATCCTGCGGCTGCCTGCACAAAGAGATTATTGGAAATGTCAACAAAAAACATGGCAAATCAAAATCGCAAATATGGAACATCCACAGTTCGATGATGGACCGTTGCTACATGCAAACCAGCCATGCTTACAAAAACTACGGCGAGCGTGGAATCACTGTTTGTGAGCACTGGCATGACTTTGAAAATTTTTACGCTGACATGGGCGACAAACCAAAAGGCATGACGCTAGAGCGGATTGATAATCACGGTCCATATTCACCAGAAAACGTGCGTTGGGCTTCCTATAAAGATCAAGCCAACAATCGACGCAGTAACGTTGTGCTGGAGTTTGACGGGCGGAAACAGACCATGCAGCAATGGAGCGATGAGATGGGATTAAAGATACAAACTGTCTGGGCACGCCTTAATCGAGGCTGGTCCGTTGACCGTGCTTTAACCGAGGAGGTGCGTCATGCTTAATAAAGCCCTACAGAGCGCAAGTGCTTCAGCGGAAAAGATTTATATTGAATCCGTCTTTGCGACCCATTTATATACCGGCAACGGCAGCACGCAGACGATCACGAATGGGATTGATCTGAGCGGTAAGGGGGGATTGGTTTGGATTAAGCAGCGCAGCTCTGTTGCAGATCATTTTCTATTTGATACAGCAAGGGGCGCTCGTAATCACCTCAACTCAAACAACACGGGAGCGCAGGAAGCCGCAGTCGGTAACACCGATTTGTATCAGTACAATTCGGATGGCTTCACCTTAGGTGCAAATTACTGGGGTGGCGTCAATACTTCTGGCGAAACCTTTACCTCCTGGACCTTCCGCAAGGCGGCCAAGTTCTTTGATGTGGTGACTTATACGGGGGATGCAGATTTTGAAAAGGTAATTTCACATAATTTGGGCACCACCCCTGGATGTATTATTGTCAAAGCCGTAAATGACGTGGGCAACTGGAATGTATATCATAGAAGTAATTCTACGGATCTACTGCGACTAAACCTTACTAATGCTTCTGTTGCCGGTACTTATTGGGGCACACCCACAAGTACAACTTTCACAGTAAAAGGTGTTGCTAACACCAACGCAGGCGGCACCACCTACGTCGCCTACCTGTTCGCGCACGACGCTGGCGGGTTTGGCGATAGCGGCAATGACAGTGTGGTCAAGTGCGGGAGTTATACGGGGAATGGCAGTACCAGTGGACCGACGATTGATCTGGGATGGGAGCCGCAATGGCTCATGCTCAAGCGCACCAGCGGCGCGGCTGGTTGGTACATGTACGACAATATGCGCGGCGTGGCTACAGGAGGAATCGATGCAAACCTGCAAGCAAATAGCTCTAGCGCAGAAAGCGCCAGTTTTGATTACTTAGACTTCAACAGTACTGGTTTTAAGCTCACAACCAGCTCTAACGATCACAACGGGAGCGGCGATACCTACATCTACATCGCCATCCGCCGTGGGCCGATGAAGACGCCCACCGATGCCACAAAGGTGTTTAGTGCAATTACCTCGTCTTCCGCAACAGGAACAACGCTAACAACTAATTTTCCCCTAGATTTTCAAATTGAACGAGATCGCGTAAACGTTGGATCTACGTTTGTTTTAGACCGTCTTAGGGGTGTTAATACAACAGGTGTAAATGGTATGGATGGTCCGTATCTGCGGACAAACGGCACTACTGCAGAGACCTCAGATACGACGAGAGCGTTATCGGATTCTTGGAGCAACGTCTCCTTCAAGATCGGCAGCTCTTTGGGTGGCGTTTCTTCTATCTATTACTCCTTCCGCCGCGCTCCCGGCTTCATGGACGTGGTGGCTTATACGGGCACTAGTAATTCTCTTCCACAAACTGTCTCTCATAATCTCGGTGTCAAACCTGAGATGATGATTGTTAAACGCAGGGATACCACGTCCTCATACGGATGGCATGTCTGGCACTCTGGTTACGAAGTTGTGAGTGGTCTTACTTCTCAGTATGCGCTGTTGCTTAATACAACAGGAGCTATTAGCGGCGACACTGGCTGGTGGAATCAAACTAGCCCAACAGCAACCGCATTTACTGTTGGCGACAGAGCCAATATGCTGAATGGGACTTTTATCGCCTACCTGTTCGCCACCTGCCCCGGCGTGAGCAAAGTCGGCAGCTTCACCGGCACCGGCACCACCAAGGACATTGATTGCGGCTTCACTAACGGTGCCCGCTTTGTACTCATCAAACGCACCGATAGCACAGGTGATTGGTACGTTTGGGACACTGCTCGCGGCATTGTCAGTGGTAACGATCCTTACCTACTGCTCAACTCCACCGCCGCTGAAGTCACCAACACGGACTACATCGACCCGCTGAGTTCTGGCTTCCAAATCAGCTCCACCGCCCCTGCCGCCATCAATGCAAACGGTGGCTCTTATATCTTCCTTGCTATTGCTTAATTATGGAACTCCGTAACAGAACGACTGGAGCTGTCATCACTGATCGGCAGTTCCGTGATGAACATCCAAACACCAGCTTTCCTCAGCAAATCACTGATGAAATCATTGACAGCTTCGGCTACGACCCTGTACTTGAAGGTGCTCAGGCTCCAACCATACCTCCCTATGAAGTCAGTGTTCGTGCTGGTGTAGAAGAAATCAACGGGCAGTGGTTCACCAAGTACATCGTTGGACCTGTATTTACTGACACTGAAGATGCTACTGCTGCTGAGCAAGAAGCTGCCTACAAGCAGCGTATCGATGATGAAGCAGCAAAGCGTGTTCGTGATGATCGCAATAAGCGTCTTGCTGACACCGATTGGCGTGTTACTTACGAAGTAGAAAAGGCTGCCATTGATGGTCTTGGTATTCAATACCCACAAGTTTGGGGAGATTACCGTCAAGCACTTCGTGATATCACCTCACAACCAGGCTTCCCACATAACGTGACTTGGCCTGAAGAACCTACTACTTAGTTATAGTCATGATCACCATTCTTGGGGTCAAGGTTTCTTATGAGACCTTGGCCTTTTTTGCTTTGTTTATTGCTTCTGAGTACCTTGGCATGACCAAGAAGCGCCGTGCTAACAGCGTTACTCAAGCAATCTCCATGCTGGCTGCATACCTTAGTAAATACCGCACTGAAGATGATGTAGTCCGCCGTTACCGTCGTGCATTAACCAAACGGAAATGATTAAGCTGACTGACGTAGCTCGCTACTACAAAGGTCTGCCTAACCAAGTTAAAGCCCTCCAACTCCTTGAGAAACTCATTGGTGAGGAGGGCCTTTCTGAAAATCAGGAATGGGTAAAGCTATGGAGACAACCTCCTGCTAAACCACCTAGTCAAACCTTCTCTAATTCGTGGGATGGTATTGAAGCAGCTGCAGCAGCGGCTGGAGCTAAATTTCCTGAGGTTGTGGCAGCACAGTGGGCACTAGAAAGTGCGTATGGCACTGCCCTATCTGGTAAGAATAACTTCTTTGGAATTAAGGGACCGGGAACGGTCAAGACTACATGGGAAGACTACGGTAATGGTCCTGTAACCATCAAGGCTTCCTTCCAAGATTTCGCTACACCATACGATTGCGTGGCTCACCTTGTCACGCAATGGTACAAAGATTACAAAGGCTACAAAGGTGTCAACCGAGCAGCTACTCGTGAAGACTGTGCGTATCTACTGAAGCGTGAAGGTTACGCTACAGATCCCATCTACCCGCAAAAGCTTATTCGGTTGATGGAGCAGCATGATTGAAGCAATAGTTTCAGGCACTGTAGCTGTCTTTACTGCAGTCGTAGCTCTACATTCACGTATGCACGGTCGTATCTCTGAAGTCGATAAACGTATTGATCAGGTTGAATTACGAATCGCTGAGAAATACGTCCAACGTGAAGAGCTTACCTCTGCACTACAAAAGATGGAGGATCACATGATCCGCATCGAAAATAAACTAGATCAGATCGTCCTTAGAAATGGCTAAGAACAAGGCAACAGAGGACATGTTCAATGAACTTCATAACATGGTCACTCAAGAGTTGCTTAATCGAATTAAGTCTGGTGAGGCATCTACAGCTGATCTGAAAGCTGCCTGTGACTGGTTGGCTAAGAATGATATTAGTGGGGTTGCTTATGACGGTAACCCCCTAGACAAATTAGCGACCGTACTGCCAAAGGTAGATCCCGAACTTGTACAAAAGAGGTTGTATGGCAAGTCGTACAGCTAACTACTACAAACAAAACCCTGCTGCCAATAAGCGTCGTCTTAAGCAACAGGCTAAATATAACAAGACAAATAACGGTCTCAAGATTCGTACTGCAGCTAATGAGCTGAACAGAAAACTTGGTACATACGGTAATGGTGACGGTAAAGACGCCTCCCATACAGGCCCTAATAAAGGCAAGCTTGAATCCCCTTCAGCTAACCGTCGTCGTCCAAGAACTGGTAAGAAGTACGCCTAATCATGACACCGCTATTCCCTAGCCCTGATCATTATCTCCACAACTTGCAAGCCATGACAAGCTCCGAAGCAAAACGGCTCCATCGTCATGCAATTAAAGAAGCATTTGAATTTCAATGTGTCTATTGTGGTATTAAACATGAACCTGATGAACTCACTATTGATCATGTCCGTCCTCGTTGTTATGGCGGACACTCTTTTACGAACAACCTTGTACCGTCCTGTCGTAAATGTAATCAGGCTAAGGGAAGCAACAACTGGCTCTCGTGGATGAGAGCAACCTTTGGTATTACACCTAGAGAGAACCTCATTCTATCTCATATTAACTGATCATGCAACCTACTAAAGCTCAAGTAGCAGCACGTAAAAAGAAAGAGGCGGAGCGTAAAGCTGCAGAAGCTAATCGTTCTCGTGCTGGTGCTGGTAGTTCTGCTCGTCAGGCAGAACAGAATAAATACAAGAAGCTAGCCGCTAATCCTGCAGCTAACAAAAACGGAGACACTACTGTTAAAGAAGGGCATACGTTTGTCTTTAAAGATGGTAAGTGGCTTAAGAAACAACCCACTTCGAAGCCTAAAGTAGCTGACTACAACGATGCCCAAGGTAATACCTATGACGGTAACACTGGTCGTCTTAAGTCCAAGGTAGCGGCTAAGCCTGCTGCTAAGCCTTCTAGTGGTGGTCGTACTTATGCCTCGTCTAGCTCCCGTACTACGACTGCTTCAGTCACTGAAAAGCCAAAGACCCAATCTAGAAACATTGGACCTGTAGCTAGCGGTGATGATTATGCACGTAATAAGGATCCTAAGAAGTACAACCCGTTGATGCAAAAGACCTTTGACTATCAAACGGGAGATTCTCCTAAACAACGTGCTCAACGGGATGATCTAGAGCGGGCTAGGTCTGATGCCAATAAAGCACAAATTAAGCAAGGCCCTCCTGTTCCTGCTCAACCTGCAAAACCTGCCTCCCCTCCGTCTCCTAATCAACCTAAAAAGAACGACAAGGGTACAAAGGTGATGACTCTTGCTGAGCGCATTAGGCGTCGGCGTCTTGGTCTTGATTGATCAACCTGTACACATAAGTATCAGCCGCTCCGCAAGGGGCGGTTTTTTTTTTATGAGATATGGCGGAAAGGCTCAATAAGCCCGGTAATAGATCAGTTGCAACTATTGACTCTAAAAAGGATAAATGGTTCAAGCAGATGCAACAGCTGGGGCATATACCAACAACCTACGCATCGTTGGATGATCTAACCAACTATGTTATTCAGTTAAAAAACGAAGGCAAGACTTCAGCTCAAATCAGTGAAGCCACTGGTGCTGATTATCGAAATGTAATCTCCAACCCGATGTTTCAGCCTTCTCTAAGCAGCTCTGGTTCTCTTAGGGGTATGGACATGAGGGCGGCTCGCGAGGACATCAAACCTGACGAGCAATTATACATGCGTGATACCTTTGGTCCTGACTTTGAGAAGGATGTGAGAAGGCTGAGAGAGTTGGAATGGGGAAATAAAAAGCCCCATAAGGGGGAGAACGTAGCTGAACTAGAGGATCGTATCTATAATGCAATACGTAAGGCTTCTGATCTAGAACCTACTCAACGGAGCCAAACTGCTCCAGAATTTGAGTCGGCTAAAACTCAAGCTGACCGTAGCCGTGATCGTCTACACGCTGCCTTTGGTAAGAGCAAAGCAGCGCAAACTGACAGAGGTCACGGTGTCTCCGCTATGGACGGTGCAGGTGTAGGTAACAGTAACCTTGAGGGTGAGTGGGGTATGGGAAATAGGGGACACGGCTCTACCCCCAGATACCCAAGCAACGATTTTAATATAACAAAACAACGTGGTCTTAAGGATGTCCAGGATCCACTTGCTGTACTTAGAAGGCTCAATATGTCAGCAAATGACCTACAGGCTCTTGGTGATGGGTACCTTAGGTGGATGGGTTATGACATTAATCCCAAGAGATATAGTGGAAACTACTTGGCAGCGGATGAGACGTACCGCGAAATGGAAAGGCCAGAGATTACTGGAAAAAATAACAGTACTGGCAACCCACAAGTAACTACCCCAGTTGAACCCAATAACGTAACGGCTGCATCTATTGAGTGGAGAGATAGACGCTTGGAAGATGCTGCTCAGCAACGCGCTGTAGAAATTGAATTAGAGACTGGTGTTGACTCTAGGCGGGCCTTAGCACAAGCAAGGTCTGAGATGAACGATCTATCTTATAGTAAATCCTTCCTATACAATACATCCAACGCTACTGCTAATTCAGGTCCAGTTCGATCGTACAATGCGTTATCACCAGAACAGCACTCTAAGATTTCATCTAATAACACAGCTCAAGGTGCTAAAAAGGTTATCGCACAGCAAGCAAGCGCAGCAGGTGCGGCTCTACCAGTTAAAACACCAAAACGTATTCCAAGTATAGACGTCAAAGGAAGTTTGGGAGGTGCGGCACCTGCATCAAATCCAATTCCAGCTAAACCTGCTTCAACGCCAGAAACTAATACTAATCTACTTCGTGTAGCTAGAAATACAGCGCCACTTTGGGGTAGCATCCCGCTGAGCGCGATGGTTGCTGGACAATCCGCAAAAGCAGCTGTTCAAAAACCTAGCTTTAATACTGGGGTTGATGCTGCCTTTGATGGAGTTAGTCTTGGACTTGATCTAGCTTCGCTTGTTCCTGTTTTAGCTGGACCTGCTGAAGCTATTCAAAAAGGTCTTATTGTTCCACAGGCTGCATGGGAAGGTTATAAAAAACAGCAAGCCAGTGCTTCTAAGCCTACGCCTATACCAACAACTAGCAAACCACGTATTAAGGCAGACCTTAGCGGCAAACTCTCTGCTGCTCAGATTAGGTCCTTCCAAGCTGGTGGTGGTCAAGCGGCGATGCTCCGTGACGGTCTTACCAGAGAGCAAGTAATAGAACGCGGCTCGGCACTTCTACTAAAACAGAAATATGGCTAACCCTTCCTTAAAAGTAAACCCAGCACGTAGCCCTTCTGCAGCTGTACTTAAACAAGAAAAGGGTCAGAACCTTCTCGATCATTTCCTGAAGTATATCAACCCTAAGTACATCAGCGGCACTAACCCTATTGCTAGGGCACAAACTGCACATGGGTTTACACCGACCAAGAATGCTGCTCTTAACTTTGGCAAGTTGATGGGTGTCCCTTATGACCCTGCTATGCGTGTCAGACCTGGAGACCCTCTTACTCAACTCAAAGCAACTACAAGCAAGATCGGTACGACTGAACGGATTTATAACAACTATTACCAGCCACGAGTAAAGCTGGCTGATTAAACGCCACGGAGAGGTGCCTAGAAGCCCCTACAAGGTGCCTCTCTTCCCACCCTAGTATGTTTCCCTATATGGATACTTTAACAGCCCTTAGAGACGATTTTAAGATCTTTCTTCAAGCCCTATGGGGACAACTAGATCTTCCTTCTCCTACACGAGCACAATACGCCATTGCTGACTACCTGCAACACGGACCTAAACGACTACAGATCCAAGCTTTCCGAGGAGTCGGTAAGAGCTGGATTACTGGAGCGTTTGTGTTGTGGACCCTATTCAATGATCCTGAAAAGAAGATCATGATCATCTCTGCGTCTAAAGAGCGTGCAGATAACATGTCCATCTTCCTTCAGAAGTTGATCATTGAAACCCCATGGCTAGCTCACCTAAGACCTAAGAGTGATGAAGCCAGATGGTCTCGTATCTCCTTTGACGTTAACTGCTCACCTCACCAAGCACCATCCGTTAAGTCAGTTGGTATCACAGGTCAGCTAACTGGTTCTCGTGCAGACCTGATGATTCTTGATGACGTGGAGGTTCCTGGTAACTCCATGACAGAGATGATGCGAGAAAAGCTCCTTCAGTTGTGTACAGAAGCGGAGTCCATCCTCACACCGAAGAAGGACTCCCGCATTATGTACCTAGGTACACCCCAAACCACTTTCACCATATACCGAAAATTAGCTGAGCGCAACTACCGTCCATTTGTCTGGCCATCCCGTTACCCACGTAAAGACAAGCTCTCCCAATACGAAGGTCTCCTGGCCCCTCAGATCTCAGAAGATATTGAGATGGGTGTTGATGAATGGGAACCTACAGATCCTGATCGCTTTACCAGTGATGACCTGTTGGAACGGGAAGCAGCAATGGGTCGTAGCAACTTCATGTTGCAGTTTCAACTCGATACAACGCTTAGTGATGCCGAGAAGTTCCCGCTTAAGTTCTCAGACCTCATCATTACCTCCGTTAATCCGACTCAAGCGCCGGATGCTGTTGTGTGGTGCAGTGACCCTCGTAATTGTCTCAAGGATCTGCCTACGGTTGGCTTACCGGGTGATTACTTCTACTCCCCGATGCAATTACAAGGTGAATGGGGACCATATACAGAAACAATCTGCTCAGTAGACCCATCAGGTAGGGGTACTGACGAGACAGCAGCTACATACATCAGTCAAAAGAATGGGTTTCTCTACGTTCACGAAATACGAGCGTATCGCGATGGTTATAGCGACAATACACTTCTTGACATCCTTCGTGGGTGTAAGCGCTACAATGTTACTAAACTCCTCATCGAAACCAACTTCGGTGACGGTATCGTCGCAGAACTGTTCAAAAAACACCTCCAACAGACCAAACAACCCATAGACGTAGAAGAAGTCCGGGCTAATGTTCGTAAAGAAGACCGAATCATTGATGCCTTAGAGCCTATCCTTAATCAACATAAACTTATTGTTGATCGTGGTGTCATTGAATGGGACTACAGTTCCAATAAAGACGCACCACCAGAAGAACGACTCCTCTATATGCTCTTCTACCAGATGAGTCGGATGTGTCGTGAAAAGGGTGCTGTTAAACACGACGACAGATTAGATAGCCTAGCTCAAGGTGTTAAGTACTTCACCGATGCTATGTCTATCTCAGCCTATGAAGCAGTCAAAGCTAGAAGGCAGGAGGATTGGCAAGACATGCTTGATACCTTCATAGACGATCCTCAATCTGCCACAGATCACTTGGTTATGGGCATGTCCCTAGACAAGCGAAGACAAGCAAGAGGTCTATCTGGTAAAAAGCCAGTGCCCACCTGGGTTTAGGAGCGGTCCCACATCTATACAGGGGGATGGAAGGGTGGACCGGACCCCTGTGATGGGGGAAGACTCCAAGACAAACAAGTTGTCTTGATCATCTTCCCCTTCCTTTACTAATGAACAGTGAGGGAACAAAGACCACATCTCCCCCCTCTTAGTTCATTCTGTAAGCACATCTACTACAACTCCTCTTCCCAGTGAGACCCACTCCTCTCGACCACAGCGAAGCGTGGGAGGCAGTAGAGAATATGTCACTACCTCACCTTACCTATGAGTAGAACATATCGTAAACAACCCATACGTAGTCAATTCCGTAACCCTAAGACATTCAACGAACGTAAGCAAGTTCTTGTAGCTGATACTTACTACGATCCTCAATATACGCCACATATTAGGAAACGTTTTATTCCTACAGCATGGGATGACATTACAGCTACCTCCATCTACCAAAACGATCACCACTAATGACCCACCAAGTTAGTCTCGTACACATCACACCTGATGCAGAAGATCTTATTGCCTATATGGCTAGAGTATCTAACCCATCTAATCAAAACAACACTCAGACAAGTGCTAAGTTAATTAAATATCTCATAGACCATCAACACTGGTCTCCTTTTGAGATGGTGAATATGTGTGTATGTATTGAGACAACACGTAGTATTGCAGCACAGATCCTTCGGCATAGGAGCTTCTCCTTTCAAGAGTTTAGTCAACGGTATGCCAAGGTAGAGAAGCAAGCATCTATCCCTGAACTACGTAGGCAAGATACTAAGAATAGACAGAATAGTATTGATGATCTAGATGAGGTGTTGAAGAAACACTTCCAATTCAGGATTGGTAGTCTTTACTCAGACTGTTATGGTCTCTACAAAGAACTGGTAGAAGCCGGGGTAGCTAAGGAGTGTGCACGAGAAGTGTTACCAATGGCAGCACCAACTAAGTTGTACATGAATGGCACCATTAGGTCTTGGTTGCATTACTGTGACCTACGTACAAGTAATGGTACTCAGAAGGAACACGCACAGATAGCAGGACAAGTGCAGGATTTACTGTACCTACACTTGCCTGCAGTGTCTGATGCTATGTGGAAGAGGGAGCTTTAGTCGATAAACTTTCTTCTAGGAGGTAAGCGATAAGGTTGCTAAGGCTTCTCCCTTCTAGGACACTCCTGTTATCGAGTTGTTGTCGTAGTGCCCATGGGACTGTGATGGTTACACGACTTGGTTTGCGTGTTAATGGTGTTGTAAACGGAGACAAACCTTGCCGATAGCTTGGTTGTCGTGAGAATGAAGTCATCAGTTCAATCACGGTTGGACTGGTCACGGGTCAGGTAGCTGCAACTACGCTGGCCCACCACAGCATATCACCATCAGTAAATTTTGACAGAAATTTGAGAAGCCTTATACGCGGGGGGATGGACGTTTTTACCCCCATGCCGGGTATTCAATTAAGCGAGGATGGAGGCTTTTTGGCACGCTAGATATGCAATCTAGCGCTTATTGTATCCTACTGAACCATAGTATAACGCTGCAGTCGCGCTGTTTAATTGTTATTGAGAATGGTTCTCATTAGCATTAATATGTCGCCATCTGTAGCGATAGCCTTATTCGTTAACGCATTGACACAATATCATCACCAGACCACGCTGTAAGCCTCTACAACCCCTCTCTAATTGTTTTCAGGTACATAGACACCATTCACACTCATCGCCTCTCACAGACGCTTACAGACACCAATCATGACTACACGTTATAAACAATAGCACCTGTCCACACCAGTACGCATACATAAGCAACGCTGATGGCATCAGTTAGTGGCCTACACGGTTCCACTGGGTTCTGGGGCTTGACACATCCTGTCCGCTATGGTATGGTAGGTTCATCGGTGGGGGAGGCGTGACCGTCACTCTCCACTCAGAACCTCGACAACTCAATACAAGCACTCGTCACAAGACGGAACTAGCGGAGCGAGCGATCCCGCGAATAGCTATAGGTTGCAACCCGACCTGGCTATACGAGTGAGTAACAGCGCAGAGCCACATGCGCGGACATAAATTAGATCATGGCACAGTTCACTTTCTACAGCATACTAACAAGAGTGTGCTGTACTCTGTGATTCTGTAATTACTTATGTCTATCACTCTTGACCGCAAGATTGCTACTGGGATGATTGGTCGTGCTACAACTGGCAATGAGTTGCTTGCTGTACTCGACATGATTGTCGATAGCTTCACCAAATCTACCAAGGTAGAACCAACGACTGAAGAGATTCAGTTCTGAGTGCGAGCTAGCACTCGCTGATTAACCTGTACACAAGGAGATAATAATGACAACATCCACCCTTCCATTTGAGGTACTGCAAGCAGCGGTACGTGAATGCACCAGCTACGACCTCATCCAAGTTGATGACGAAGATGCTGACATGTATGCCTATGCATTGATCGATCCATTCGGTGATCGCGATGGTGACTTGTTCTATGAACTAGCTGATGTTGAGGACTACATCACCAACAACAGTGAGGTTGAGGATTACCTAGATAACTACATCAAGGAGAACTAATGAACACCTATCAACTATTCATGGGTAGGAACATACCCAATGGTGACATAGTAACCAATCGTGACTGGGAACAGTTCATCAATGTATTGGATACTGTGTTTGATGGATACACTATCTCCAGTGTTGATGGTGTATGGAAATCAGAGCATGAAGATACTAAGTGTGTCTCAGTGTGTACTGATTACATAGATGATGTGTTGTATGTTGCGCGTAAGTACAAGGACGCCTTCATGCAAGACAGTGTTGCTATCCAAACCTTACCTGCTATGGAGTTTGTTTGATGTCTAAGAAGAGAAAGAAAGCCAAGCGTCTTGACTTCACTGCTGCTAACAACATCGTATCATTCAATCGTGATGATGCTGATGAGATGATCAGCAAAGATGATATGCATGGCTTTGCTGACTATGTAATAGCACGCAATGCAGCAAGGATGCTACTCAGTGAATCTATTTGTCCACACTTGTTTCAACAAGCAATGATGGATGAAATGGCTGACCAAGGTATGGAGGTTGTATGACCTACACCATTGCACGTCTTGATGATGAAGGACGCTGGGAGTTCTTAGAAAGCTTTGACTCCTACTCAGAAGCAGAGGATGCACATGATGCGTACTGCGACATGTATCCATATGCGTATATCGACGTTATTCCCACAAACTGACATGACAACCACCACTGTTGCTTTCACACTCACAGGCCAGGCGCTCGTTAATTACGTTGATGAACGCAAAGAACTCATCAATAGGGGTGAGCTAACACGCACTCAGATGATTCTAGATGCAGGCTATGTCTATAACAATGGCAAAGCACGTTATGTTGACTTCTACACTGAACTATTGAATGCACGTGGAGTTACACCAGTAAGTAACACTGACGTTCAAGACAATGAGTATGAAGACCTTCCTGAGGATCAGAAAGCTTTGTACGATTACTTAGATCAACAATCCTACACAGAGAAGTGGGACCATGAGGAGTTCATTGAGTTTATTGAACTACTTGATGACAATGGTATCGAGACTGTCTCTTCTTATGAGGATGCTTTCTACTCATACAACGATGAGTATTGGGCAGAGCGTCACTTTGCTGAAGAGTATGTGAATGAGCTGGAGTCTATCCAAGACTCTCTTGTCTACCACGCTATTGATTGGCAAGCAGTCTGGGATCATCAACTCAGGTATGACTTTATCACCATTGAACATGGTGGGTACACATTCTTCCTTCGTAACTACTGATGCAAGTTAATTTATTCAACCTCATAGATCAGTGTATAGATGAAGGAGTCAAGCACGCACTTAACAACACAGATGGACTACCTGATCGTGTTGACTTGATTGATCGCTTGGCCGACAACATCAGCAAGGAGATCTGGATTCAACTGGATTACTACTTCACCTTCGATACCCCAAACAATAGCTTTTGATTTCACAATCATCAGCGCCGCTGTAATGATAACCCCTTGGAGTTGCTATGAAAACCTATGAAGTCACACTTTCTACAGGCACTTGGTACATCCTTGCGCCCAATTCAGAACAGGCTGCATGGTCTGCTCTTGAATTGTCCAAAGAAAAGCAAGCAACTCTTATTAACGTACGTGTATCCGATGAGTGGTAAGAAAGATTATTTCCCCAATAACTGGGAAGAGTACAAGGAAGCAGACGATAGCGACTTCATTCCGCATACATTTGAAGAGATCATGTCTTGGAAAGTTGCAGGTTGGGAACTGCCTAGTTCTGTGTGCTGCATCATTCGGGTTACTGATCTAGAGACACACAAGGTCAAGGAACATGTGTATCAAAAACGTAGTGCTGCACAGAGCAAAGTCAATCAGCTGTTAAGCACACCGAACGTTGAGTTCACTGTCGTTGACCACGAATCTATTCATCACCTCTCTCCACACAACTCTAATGACTGAACGAACTTTTGAAAGACGGCTCCAGCAGCTGATTGCCGACATTATGCAGCATCCGCATAAAGACGAGCTGCTAATGCTTATGCAGGAACAGCTCGAGGATGATACGCTTGTACTGCCTACCTACAACTGACTATGCAACTGATCAGCTTTGGTAACTTCTACCTTGGCTTGGATAAGGAATCCTATACCGATCTTCTTGTCCACATCGGCAGAATAAGACTAGAATGGGACTGTCGCCCACAATCCAATGGACCCCTACAGACGCCAACTCACCAACCCACGGATGGAGAGGGTGCAAAAGGTCATGGACCTACTACGTCTATTGGATCGTGAGGTACCAGCTCAGGTTCTAGCTACGTTCTTTTACATAGCAGCCCACGACAACTGTCATAAGCAAGCAGTAGAAGAGGACTTACAACTCTCTACTGCGGCTGGCAGTCGATGCACTGACAAGCTCACTGACATGTCGTGGGTCAACAAACCTGGATTAGATCTCATTATCAAGGAGCAAGACCCAACCAACAGACGACGACAACAGTTAAGGCTTAACGCCAAAGGCAAAGCACTCATCAAACAAATCGAGGACATCCTTTATGGAGATTAAGACTTGGGGACAAGCTCTTGATTACACCCTCTCAACACGACACACCTGGAGACATGGCAACGGACGAAAAACTGCTCTCATCAATGCGGGACACTTTACCCAGAGTGTTGGACTATCTTTCCCTGTGCGAAAAATTGATCAGCCTCTCCTCAGCCGAGTTGCAATCGAGCTTGAGGACGCGGGTAAAAGCGACGCGACGATCAACCGAGTTGTGTCTGCAGTTAGCACAGTCCTTAACCACTGCGCCTTTGACGGATTGATTCCGCCTCCTCCCAAGTTCAGGAGACGTAAGGAGAATGAAGGACGTGTCCTCTACTACACCAAAGATGAGGTTCATCGCTTGGTTGACCTGTCCACTAATGTTCTTCAGCGTGATGACTTAGCGCATATCACGTTATTTGCGGCCTATCACGGGCTCAGGCAGGGGGAGATCCTCAAGCTCAGGTGTAAGGACATTGATCTGATCACCAAGCGCATCACGGTTGGTGGTGAAGCGGAAGTCACAACAAAGGCGGGCAACGTTCGCGTTGTCCCCATCCATGAGTCATGTCTCAAATTATTAACAGATCGTTGTTCACAATCATCTGGCCACACCCGTGTGTTCGGTCAGGAGTGGACGGACAAAGATCAGTTATTGAGAAACTTTCGCAAGATCAACAACCTGTTACCAAAACCAGAAGGTTACGTTTTCCATACACTTCGCCACAGCTATGCCACCTGGCTCGCTGATGCAGGTGTACCAATCCGAACCATTATGTATCTGCTTGGACACAAGCGCATAGAGACAACTCTTCGCTATGCCAAGGCAACAGAT